GGAGCGGGATTTTGTGGTTGCTGAGGATGCGCAACCAGAACGCCCGGAATGGCTACCGGAAAAGTACAAGACTGGCGAAGACTTGGCGAAGGGGTATCAGGAACTCCAAGCGAAGTTTGGCCAAAAGGAAGAAACCCTTCGTGAAAGTATCATGGAGGAAATCCAAAAGGAGGCTTTCTCGGACAGGCCCGAAACTCAAGGTGACTATCAGTTGCCTGAGTATGTAGATGAAGTTGCCGCTGTAGATAGTGAGCTTTTGTCGTGGTGGTCAGAGCATTCTTTTGAGAACGGCTTTTCTCAGGCTGAGTTTGAGAAGGGCATTGAAATGTATGCGAAGGCTATGGGAAATGCCCAGCCCGACCTTGAAGCAGAGGCCAAAAAGCTTGGAGAAAATGCAACTAATCGCATTGAATCTGCCAATATGTTTGCAAACAAGTTCTTCCCAGAAGAAACTTTGCCAGCAATTGCAAGGCTTTGCGAAAGTCATGAGGGTATCATTGCGCTGGAAACGATTATGGAGGCGCTCAAAGATGGAAATTACGGCGGAGATACTGCCCCGCCAAGCAGTGTAAATGAAGACTCGCTCCGAGAAATGATGCGAGATGAGCGTTACTGGAATCCTGTTTCCCGCGACAACGGTTTCGTGAAGCAGGTAGAGTCTGGCTTTAAGAAGCTCTATGGCTGAAACTCTTCTTTATTCCAGAGGCATGTCCCTTCAAGCTTTAGAGGAGGGGCATGTCAAAAATTTTCTTCCGCATATTAGCGAGGAAAATATAGAAGAACTTCGGCGAATTTATGGACTTTCCCCCGAAGTTGCTTTTGCCATGATTCTTGAGTGGGAGGGGCAATATGCCGTTGTTAGAGGCGGCGAAGTCCTTGCGATAACAGGAATATCGGAAGATGGCGTTCCCGGTGAAGGGATTATGTGGGCAATGTTTTCTTCCAAAATGAAACGCAACTTTGTTCGTTTTGCCAGAGCCTCTATAGATTTGATTGATTTTTATCAGGAACACTTCCTTGTAATTAATTGCAATGTTTGGATGCAAAATCACTCAATGATACAATGGCTTACTTTCTTGGAGTTCTGCCCTGAGTATGAGTTTGTGAAGAATGGGGAAACTATGATTTCTCTATCAAGGACTTGCGTGAATCCAAATATTGAATTAGTGACGAAATCACGGCCCGTGATTCATTGAGCGGCCCCGTAAGGGATACCCGCGTTTACAATATTAATCGGACACCCGACCCACGTTCAACTTAGGACTCTGAAAATGGCTAACACAATTGATCAAGCCTTTATCAAGCAGTTCGAAACTGAAGTTCACATGGCTTATCAGCGCATGGGTTCCAAGCTTCGGAACACTGTTCGCACGACGAATGTGACGGGTTCGACTGCTCGATTCCAAAAAATCGGCACTGGCTCTGCCACAACCAAATCGCGTAACGGCAACGTTACTCCGATGGAGCTTGCGCATACATATGCGGAAGCAACTATGGCTGACTACTATGCAGCCGAGTACATCGACAAACTTGACGAACTCAAGATTAACATCAATGAGCGTCAAGCTGTTGCGCAATCTTCGGCTGCGGCTCTTGGCCGTAAGACCGATGAGCTTCTCATCACCGCTATGGATGCAGGCGCAAATGCGACTCAGATTGCCGACACTGGCGGCGCTCTAGTCAAAGCTGATCTGCTTACTCTCTTCGAGACGTTTGGCTCTGCCGATATTCCCGAAGACGGTCAACGGTATCTTGCAATGGCACCTGCGGGTTTTGCTGACCTGTTCAACATTAACGAGTTTGCTAGCTCGGATTATGTTGGTCCGCAGAACCTTCCGTTTGCTGGCGGCATGACGATGAAGGAGTTCCTCGGCTTCAAGATTTTCTCGACTTCTGCGGTTACTGGTGGCAAAAACTTTGCTTACCATACGACTGCGGTTGGTCTTGGTGTGAACGCTGACGTTCAAACTGAGATTAACTATGTGGCCGAGAAAGTGTCTCACCTTGCAACTTCGATGATGTCGATGGGTGCTGTTGTTATTGATAGCAACGGTATCTACGAAGTCCTCGACAACAACTAAGGGGGCTGATGAATGGCTTTCTCCGCTGCTGGACTGACCCGCATTGGTGGCGCGTCGAATGCTGATCTGTGGTTCTACACCACGGCAGATGCGATTGCGACGGTCAACACTTCTGGTTACTTCAACGACGCCTCGAACATGCTTGCTGTCCGGGACGTAATCATCGTGGCAGACACTAACACTCCGACGACTAACCTCGTCTCTGTGCTGTCGAATGCCGCTGGTGTGGTCGATGTTTCGGATGGCACTGCCCTTGCCGAAACCGACACTGACTAAGGAGTAGGGGGGCTTCGGCCCCCCTAATCTACTATGCCTGATGTAGCTGATTCCGCTCTCGAAGTTGTAAACAGCGCCCTGTATCTTATGGGCGATGAGGCTATTTCATCTTTTACCGATGGAACTGCGCAAGCTGATGTTGCGAATGCGGTCTATGAAGACATGGTTAAGACCTCATTGGCAAATCACAGATGGCGTTTTGCCGCCAAGCAAAGAACACTCACTCGAATGTCCGTTGCCCCCAAGAGCCGTTGGGACGCAGCTTATCGCGCTCCGGGCGACTTGATAAATATCATTACAATTACGGTGAATGACTTGCCGTTGAAGTATGATGTTTATGGCAGCGATATTTATTGCAATGCCGTTTCTACCGATACGGTCGTTATGGATTACATTTGCCGCGCGGATGAATCAGTTTGGCCTTCTACCTTCAAGGTGGCGATGCAGCATATGCTTGCTGCGTCCTTTGCAGTTACGCTTGCGAGGGATAATGGCATTGCCCAATTGCTTACCCAGAAGGGTAACTTCATGATGGCTCAAGCCAGACGAATTGACTCTCAGCAGCAAACAACTCGCAAGCTCCACACTTCAAGGTTTATTGCTGAAAGACGCAGTTAATGCAGAAAATACGCGTACCCGTTAATAACTTCTCTTTTGGGGAAGTCAGCGAGTCTACGCTAATGCGCACAGACACGCCTATCTACCAATCTTCCGCCCAAAGAATTGAGAACATGGTCATTCTTTCTGAGGGTGGGGTTAAGCGGCGTCCCGGTCTTAACCGAATCTATGATTTTAGTATTACTAGGGACACGACCAAAACGTTTCAGTCGAGATTAGTTCCGTTTATTTTTGACGCAGAAGAGCGTTACATTGTCTCTATTGAGAATGCGCAGTTGCGCGTGTTCATCATAGACCCGACAACCGGAGCGTTGTCTCTCACTTCAACGATTACGCAGGACACTAACGCAGCGGCCCTGCCCTTTGATGATGATTACATTCACGAATACACATATGCGCACTATGGCGATGTTTTGTTTATTGCGCATCCGCTGTTCATGCCACGTCAGCTTGTAAGGACTAGCCTCACTACCTTTGAGGTTACTCCGATGACCTTCGATGAGCGCAATGATTCGGCCCTGACCTATCAGCCTTACTCAGTGTTCCACGCTTCCGATGTAACTTTGTCGGCAAGCGCGACTACAGGCACGGGTGTTACGCTTACAACCAGCGCAGATTACTTTGACACGACTTCTCCGAACTCGCTGCACGAGGGAGTGATTCTTAGGTATCACGATACAGAGGTGCAGATTACCAGCGTGACAAATGCAACGACTGCAACCGCAGATATTAACGGAACGTTGCGTCAGCGTCTTGAGATTCTGAACCCTTTCAGAACAATTGATGGCGATGCTACTGTTGAAGTCACGCATATCAATCATGGCTTTGCCGGTGGTGAGTCCATAACGTTTGAGGAGGCTTCTGCTGTAGGTGGAATCAACGCCGCAAGCCTTAACGGCGCTCGAACCGTTGGCACAATCATTGACGAAAATACTTACACCTTTGAGGCTGGCGCAACGGCAAACACCGCAGAAGATGGCGGTGGATACGTTAAGGTTGTTACCTCTGCGGCAACTACGGTTTGGAGCGAACAATCCTTTTCAGCGTTAAGGGGTTATCCGCAAGCTCTCGCATTCCACGAAAACAGATTGGTTTTGGCGGCTTCAATTGCTCAACCGGATGCTCTTTGGTTTAGCAAGACTGGCAGCTTTTATAACTTTGATGTTGGCACTGCCGCAGATGCAGACTCAATAAACCTTATTGCTGCGAACAGCGATGTTCACGATATTCGTTATTTGCGCTCAAGTCGTGATTTGCAGGTATTTTCTGCAAGTTCCGAGCTTTATGTTCCCACCTATCTCAACCAAGCAATCACGCCGAGCAATGCTCAAATTCGAACGCAAACGCCTTATGGAACGGAGTTTGTTGAACCGCATTCACTAGATGGGGCTACGCTGTTTATTCAGCGCGGGGGCAAGGTCGCCCGTGAGTTTATATATACAGACCAAGAAGATGCTTATAGCTCTGTAGCTGTGTCAACAATCGCTTCGCATTTGCTTGGTGATGCTACGTCTCAAACCGTTTGTCACGGAGCTTTTGATACTCCAGAATCTTACGCAATTTTTGCGACATCTTCTAGCAAGCTAGTTTTGTTTAGCTCCAACCGCGCTGAAAAAAGAGCGGGCTGGTGTAGATTTACTTGTTCTGGTGATTTTTACGATGTTATCGCGATTGATGACAGGCTCTTTGCGTCTGCTTGGATAGATACGGGAAGCGGTAAAGAACTTATTCTTGGTGAGTTTGACTATGACTATTCTCTTGATTGCTCAAAAATCTACACGTTGAGCAGTGGAATAGCTACTGTCACCGGAGACTTTACGGATGGAACTGAAGTTGCTGTTGTAAAAGACAATGAATACTTGGGTTTGTTTACGGTTGCTTCTGGTCAAGTCGATGTAAGTGCTTTGTACACCACAGGGGATGTTGAGATTGGGTTTGCCTTCACGGCTACTTTAACAAGCAACCCTATGGATGCAACAATTTCAAATGGACCAAGAACAGGGGATTACAGAGGTTTGTCTACTGTGGTTCTCGACTTGGTGGGAACTTACGACGCTAAGGTTAATACTAGGCCAACTTTAATTTCTTCTTCGTTTACGGGAAAAAAGGAAGTAAGGCTTCTTGGGTTTGATCGTGACCCGCAAGTTTCCATAACTCAGGCAAAGCCTTTGCCTATTCAAGTTAATGGATTTGTAGCGGAGGTAATTATCTGATGTTTCAATTCCTTGGCTTAATTGGCTCTGCGGTTTCTGCCGCTAGCAGTATATCTCGCGCAAACGCTGCGGCTGCATCTGCCGAGCTAAATGCGTTTATGACTGAAACGCAGCGCGTTCAGAACGAGGTGTCAACAAAACAGCAATCAAATTTGCGCAACGAACAATTTCAATTTGCGCAGTCTGCCAATCTTGCCTTGATGGGTGGGGCTATGAGCAGGGACATTTCTGGAGTTGATCGTTCTGTTGCCGCTTTCTTGGAGCGTCAAAGGGAAATCGCTTACAGCGACATCGCAAACGTTGAGTTTCAAGGGAAACAACAAGACCTTGCTCTGTCTATCGCGGCCATGTCTGAGCGTCGTAGGGCGGCAGACATTAGAGCGTCTGGCCTTGCAAATGCGTTTACTACTGCTCTGACAGGCTTGATGGACTACAACGAAGTTCGTATGCCAAGCTCCCCGCCCCCTCAAAAACCCTTTTCCTTTCTTGATACGTAAGGGACCATTATGGCCATTACTGCCCCTAAAGTTTTCAGAGAAAGCCGCCAAGTCATTTCTCGACCCGTTTCTGCGCCTAGGGTGTATGAAGGGAATGCAACGGCTGCTGCTTTTGAGCGAGGCGCTAACGAGATTGCGGGAAAAGCTTTTTCAAGAGCTGCTAAAGACGCGCAGATAAAAGGGGTAGAGTTTGCTCAAGCAATTGATCCCGATCAGATTATAACCATTGACCCCGAAACTGGTGAGCCTGTTGCCGTTGGTAAAGAAGCAATGGCTGGCATGGGAAACATTGGCAGCGATGCTTACAGGCGGGTTATTCAATCTCGCTATCAACAAAGCATTGAAGAAGAGATTAAAAACCAAGGTCGTATCTTTGCGGCGAAATATCAGAACCCTGATGTTTTTGGTCGGAATATGGCCAATTACCTTGAGAACATGTCTGCCAATGCCACTGGATATTGGAAGGGCGTAATTCAGGATATTGGTAAATCTTACCTTGCAAGCGCAACTTCTCAGCTAAGGGCGTCTCAACTTAGAAGGTTTGCATCTGGCGCTAATAGAAGTTCCAAAGATTCTGTTGAAGAGGGCGCAAAGGTTATCCAAGCAATAATTAGTCAAGCTGGCGCTCCCGGCGTCGCGGCAGTTTTAGACTTAGATGCTCGTTCTGAAAACGACGTGATAGTTTCGAGTTACGGCCCTCCTAGTATTGGCTCTCTAGATGCTTCTCCGGCGACGGTCCTTAGATTTAATGATAAAGGGACTGCGGAGCTTGTCGAAAGCGCGAAACTAGTTTCGGTTGACGCATTCAATGCTGGAATTTTTAATACAGAAGAGTTTATAGCTCAGGATAGCAAGATAAAGAGGGCTATTTTTAACGGCTCTATGGCCAACATTATCGGACGCCTTGACCAAGATTTAGATGTTTCCCCCGAAGCAAAGACCAATATATTGGACTCAATCCAATTTGCTCTGGGTACAAGTAGCCCCGTTTCGCGAGAAGATATAAATCTTTTCCCGGTGGAAGCTCTGGGTTATGCGAAAGAAATTTCCGAAATAGTAAATGCCAGTGCTACTTTGGGCTTAAGTCCGCAAATTGAAAAAGACCTTAGCAAACTATTTACTGATGCTAAAAGTAAAAATAGTAGTCGCGCTGCGCTAAGAAAAAGCATTGATGAACAGGCCGCTCAAGAGGCCGCTGCATCTCTCAATGAATTTTTTGAAATTTTTTCGAACGCAGATAATAACGAAAGAACCAGGCGTATAAATACCTTTTTGGATGTTTTGTCAGATTATCGCATAGCAGCTAATAATCCACTGCATCCAATTCATGACGCAGTAAAAGACATATATAAAAATTTTGCAGAGAACGTAGCCAATGTAGGCTTTGGTGAATTTACTTCAGTCTTTAATCAGACATACGTTATTAAAGAAGACTTAGAGCCTTTTACTGCTTTGCTTGAAACCGCAAGCACAAATCCAGATTTTTTAAAAAGTGCGAGGGATTTGGTAAATGAGTTTGCGGAAGAAAGAAATCTTACTCCTAGGCAATCGCAAGAGCTTTATGATTCTCTGAAATCTTTGCACAAGGTAAGTTCTTATAGCGAAGATGCTTTTGACCAGATTAAAACAGATATTAGTTCATACAGAGAAGTTTTGCTGGACGAAGCAGACCCGGCTCTTAGGGCTGAGGTTAACGAAGATTTTGAAAATGCGCTTAGGGTACGTTATGCAGACGTTGTTGCTTTTGGGCCTGAAGCTTTTAATCTTGCTAAAAACCGCGCTCTAGGTGTTCCCAACCTTAATGATTTCATTTCGGCTGAGGATCAAGCGGAAGCGTTTTCAGAATTAGCCGTATCTATCTCTAAGCAAATGATTACCGAATTGGTGTCTGCGCGAGGTAATTCAAATTTGTCTCCAGATTTTATCGAGGATGTAACCTCTGTCTTTGACGGTGACCGCTCCCTAGAGGACGTTCTTGTTAAGTTAGAAGGCAGACCGGAGGCAGAAATCCTTAAAGACATAGTAACTTTAATTGAACAAAATGTAGAACCAAATTCTGTCGAAGCTAGATTCGATGGTCTTGCAACTGACTTTAGGAATAAGGTCAGATTCGCTGAAGATATTAACGAAAAGAATCAAAAAATCACAGCCGCTAATAACGGCACTCTCGACATGACAAGCGAGTCTAACCAAAATTTTGTGGAAAGTATATTTTATACAGACCCAAACGGAAACACTATTAACTGGAGTGGGGCGTACTTTAGTGGTTCAGTTGTAAAAAATGCGGCCCCGTTTACATTGGTTGACGGCCTCAAACGCATTTCAGATGATCCAGAATCTTATAGCGTTGAGCAATTTCAATATCTTTTGGGGAATTTCAAAACGTTTAGTTACAGCCAAAATGAGCGGCAGCGTAAAAGTGGCGAATCCTCTATTAACGTTGGGCTTAGAGCGGCGCTGGGCGAAAGAACCTTTGCCACTCTCAGCGCTTATGCTGAATTGGTTGGCAGCACCGCTGATGAAGACAGAGTTCAAAAGTATTGGGAAAGCTTTAAGCAAAGGGATAACGACGAACCAGTTGAAAGGTGGCGGAAACAAAATGAAGTTGAAGAAGGCGAAAGTATAATTGCCTCTTGGGGTGGAAGTAATAAAGCTCGCGGAGAACGGTATATAACTATGTCTGGCGCGAGCAGGAACGTTATGAACGAAATCGCAGAAATAGCTATTAAATCGATAAGAGGTACTAGTTACGGAAAAGAAGAGTTGTATGAACTTATTGATAAAAATATGTCTGCATTGTACGACAGCGTTGATCTGATTTCTGTGCATAATTTGCCCACCGGACAAACTTACAACCTTCCTTATGGCGTATCTTTTGACGCCCTTACTCAAGACAATAGCGCTCTTTTTCTTTTTTCGGCGGTGGAAGATTTGTTCAATAAAACATCGGCCCCAGATAAATTTTTCAATACGTCTACCGGGAAGAGTTATATAATTGTAGGCGATAAAGAGGAGATTGTTCGTAGTAGCTTAGGGAAAAACAAAATAGCAAGAGAAAAACGTTTCAACATGAATGACACCACAACAACATCGCTTTACGTGGATTACGTTGGCGAAGGGGACGATTTGTTGCCAGTTGTTCGTGCCGTTATAAATGATCCTAACACCGGGAACGCTACACCCGTTTATGTTGACGGTGAAAAAGAGGACGAAAAGGTTCTTTGGGGATTTGCGCTAACTCCAGAATTGTCGGCTCAGTATACAGCGCGACAAATTACATTTGAGCAAAGGCCGTTTTTGTCCCCAGAGTATCTGATTGATGAGGCCAATGCGCTTGACAAACTTTCTAACAGCAAGCCAACAGAACCTATAGTTAACAGAAACGATAAGCTAAATGGGCTGACGCTAAATAAGCTTGCAGAAATGTCTGCGGACCAAAGGGAAGCTCTTTTCCCAAATCTTAATAGGGAAATTCGTAAGCTAATTGACCGGGTAAACCGATATAAAGGAAGGCAAGAAATTACCGGAGAGCCTCAAGTAGAAACGGAAAGCCAAACCTTAAGGACACGCAGACGCCGTGGACCGGCATACGATTAAAGGAACTAAAATGGCAGAAGTTGATTTTAGTCCTCCGCCCAGAAGTTTTTTGGGACAGGTAGCAAACAGGTATAGAAGTGGCTTTCAAGTCTTTAATCAGCTTGGGTCAATTTCGGGCTATGAACAAGACCCATCGTATAATCCAGAAAAAATTATTTCTACGCTGACGCCAGAACAAAGGGCAAATGAAAAGCTTGTCACTAATATAAGGGACGCTGCAAACGACCTTGAAGCTTATGATATGGTTAGGTCTTACACTACATTCTCTGACCAAGCAAAAGTAGCTTCTAAGGCTGGTTTTTTTCAAACTCTTGGCGCTGAATTTCTCTTTGTTCCAAATTATATTGTTCCCATATTTCCTGTGGGAGGGGGCGTAGCGGGAGTTAGAACCCTTGGTCAGGTTATAACCCCAAGGCGTCCAACAACATCTCTTGCAATTGATGTGGGGGCTGTAGAAACGGTGGCGGCTGGCTCTCGGTATTCTGTTGATCCAACCTTTAGTGCCGCAGATGCGGGCCTAAGTGTTGTGGGGTCAGTTGTAGCGGGTGCTGGCCTTGCTAAAGCGTTTCAAGGGGCATCGTCTGCCTTTGCCAGAACGATACCGCTTTCTACAGCGAAAGACATCGGAGAACGTTTTAAGACAGTTTACGATGCGTCTCAGCGTTTAGGTTTAACTACCAATGAAGTGTCGTCCGCCTTTTCTCAGCTTGAAACAACAAGACCCCTAGAGAATGCTCAAGACCTTTACGTCGAAGCTTTTAATTATGATGCAAGGATTAAAGACCTTGAGATTGAATTAGACAAAGTTAAAGACGGCAGCGCTCAAGCAAGGCAAATTCGCCAAGACATTGAAGAGCAAAAAGTTAACAATAGCGGTGTGCGCCAAGAATTGTTTCTTAGAGAACTTGCCGCTCAGGGCATCAATATCTCAGACCCTTATGGCATTGCTAAAGGCGGCGCTAATGTTTTGATGCGCATGGTTCCAACTCCAATGCGCAATGTATTGTCTTCCTCTGTCGAGGTTGTTCCTACGCCTGTAAAGAAAATTTTTGTTGATCTAGCTGGAGATGCTGGGTCGCTTTTGAATATGGCTTCTTGGGGTGTGCCGGTTAGTCAATCCGTTCATATGGAAAGCCTCACTATGTTTAGGCTTTTCTCGACAACTATGGATTCTGCTAGAAAAATATGGGCTGAAGAAACTGGCGCTCCAATACCGGGTTCAAGCATTGTCTCTGGGCGAGACGTAAATTTTACAGACTTGGCTAGAAGGCTTACAAATCCAGACAGTTCATTTGACAATTGGTTTACTTCTGTAAACAGAAAAAGAATTTTGGGGCAATCGCTAACCGAAGGCGAGGCTAAAGCTGCTAATCTAATAGATGAATTTTATAAGGACTGGGGCCAAAAGCTTAGAGAAGTTGGGATTCTTGAAGATGTGTCTAGAGTTTCTACCAGAATAAATGACTTAGAAGAAGAAATCCGCGCCCTTGAAGCTTCTACAATAACTTTGAGTGAGAGGGCATCTGCTGCAAACGCAACGCGGTTTGACCAACTTGCACTAGAAGAAACAGAAGGAAAAATACAGTCGTTAAAAAATAAACTTGTTTCAGAAAGAAATTCTCTCCCCGATTTAGGAAACATTTCAGATTCTGAAGGTGAGCCATTTTTTTCCAGATATTGGAACAAGACTGTTGTTCGGGAAAGGCGGAGTGAGTTAGAGCAAATTCTCTACAATTGGTTTATTGAGAACCCTTACGTTATAAGGCATGACCTTGATGGAAGACCTGTTCGCATTAGGCTTAGACCCGGCGAAACTATGTCGCGTGTCAATGATGCGATTGACGCGATTCTTGGCGAACGCATTGATGATCCAGTATCTAATGTCTACGTCGGATATAGTAGGGCAGGTCATTTAAACTACAGGAAGTTAAACATACCAAACCGATTGGTTATTGACTTCATAGAAACCAACCCAAACCGGGTTATGATGAACTATGCTCTTCGGGCTGGGCCTTCCTACAGTTTTGAAAAAAAATTTGGCGGATCAAGGCGAATCGTTGTTGATAAAATAAGGAGATATATGAGGGAAGCCAACGCTTCTACAGAACAAATAAACAAAGTCCTAAAAGACTTTGACATTCTTTACCGAAGAATTGTTGGCAGGGTTCTTGAAGAGCCTGAGAGTTTAGATCAGCGCGTTGCTCAAACTTTAAGAGACTTGGCTACGTTTACCTATCTTGGTGGCGCTGGCATTGCAGCCATTGCTGATCTTGGAAAGATTGTGATGGATACTGAGCTTCCCGTCATAACGACTACGGCAAGTGCTTTTATGGACCCGGTTATCCGCAGAGCTTCTATTAAAGAAACAAGAGCTTTGGCTGGCGGTTTGGAAATGATGATGGGTTCTGTCGGCCTTCGCATGGTCGATGAGGCTGCGTGGAATCCAATAACTAGCGGAAGGATGGATAAAGCTAAAAATGCTTTTCACACCCTTAACCTTCTTGGCCCAATGACTGTTGGTGCAAAGAATTTTGTTGGTGGTTCTGGCGCGCACATGATGATTGAGATGGCGCAGCGTATAGCTTCCGGCACTGCTTCTGATTTTGACGTTAAATTTTTTGCCAGAATGGGCTTAGGTAAAGAGGACGCCAAATTTATTGCCAATGCCCCTTGGCAAAGAGACTCTAAAAGTGGCTTTATTTTGCCCAACATTGACAGTTGGCAAAACTCTCCTCAGTTTTTGGACAAAAACGGAAACAAGATTTCTGTTCTTGAGGCTTCAGATACCGAAGTTGGTCAATATAGGAATGGTAAATACAATCCTGTTTACGTTGATGAAGATAATGTTCTTCATATTGACAGGGATTATATAGAAGACAATTTTGATCAATCTCCGTGGACAAAGTCTGACCCCATTAGGAGAATTGGCGATGTTAAAAAGCTAAAAGACGCCAAGCGTTTTGACGAAAAGCCTTGGACTGAAGAACCTTATTTTCTTAAAGAGGATTCAATCCAAACAGAAGAACAGTGGCTTAACTTCTTAGCGGTTCGCAAAGAAGTTCTTGATGCGCGTTCAAGTTTTATGGAGCGCCAAAGCTCTTTGTGGGCAATGGACAATAAAGAAATCATTGATGAAGTTGGAGATGATTTTTTTGTAGACTTTTTAATCACAGACCCTGCGACCGTAAAATCCCAAATGCCCAAAGGCAATATAGGTTATCATCGCTACGGACCTATCACTGGAAGAGGTGAGCTTCCGGGAACTGTTTATGTAGACTTGGAAGCGGCAAAGAGATTTTATAACCAAAACTTTAAAAATAAAGATGCTCAAGAGGAGCTTAATCGCCTTAACCTTGATAAGGCTGCTGGGAAAATTAACGATGTTACATACGCTCACTTTAGGGCGCAGTTTGTAAATGTTGACTTGTTTAAAAATTATAACGATTTTGCAGAATTTTTGTTGTTCCATGAGTTGCATCACGGACCAACCCGGCAAAAACCAAATCAATCTCTTGCTGATTATGAAGAAGAGATAGACAATCTTGCCATTGCTTCTTTGCGGGACCGTAGGGCAAGGCAGCTTAAAAACAAAACGCAAGCAACCCGCCATGCGCTTGATGTTTCTCGCGGCAATGCGATGAGAGAAAATGCTTTTGATTCCCCTCAAAAGTATGGAGATTTTCTTGGCATCCGCGCTTTAATTGCAGGTCGCACTGAGTACAGCTTTAAGTCTCTTGGCTTGGATGGCCGAAAAAATATTCACAAAGCCATTCGAAATAGCATCTTGAATCGTGCAACAATGAGGGAGCTAGAGGCTAGCGCTAAAGTCAGCTCGGATGTTGTTGAAAAGTTTAGAGCAGCGGTAAACACACACATTAACAACGTTGTTGTTACCGCAACTGCGGCAGACAAGCCTACGCTTATTGATGGGGTTGTTCATATCCCAATGAAGTACGCAGGGCGTTTTGGCTTAAAGGAAAACAAAACAACGCCGGGTTATGCTAGAATAGAAAACGGCTTCTTGGCTATGCCCTTGCAGTTCTTTAACTATACCTTTGGGGCTTTGAACAAAACCACTGGGCTAATGATGCAGGGCGCTGTTCGCAACAAGCTGTATGGCGCAATAGCGATGCTGGGTGCTGGTTATCTCGTTTCTCAGATAAGAACGCCGGATTATGTTTGGGATAATATGAGCGCCCAAGACAAGTTTTTGAAATCGTTTGATATGTCTGGCTTGGCCGCATTCCACTCTGATTTGTTCTACACTTCTATGCAGGCGTCTTTGGCTCTTGGCGGGCCTAACATCACTGCGCAAATTTTGCAGCCTAGATACCCTCAAGAACCAAGTGCTGTAGATGCTGCGACCATGCTTGGCGGTGCGGCTAGCGGCTGGACAGCAGATTCTATTCGCGCTTTGAGTAAGTTTTTTATACAAGGGGAGTACGGTGAAGGCGCTTCTATGGCAATCAACAATCTACCGGGTCAAAATCTTTGGTTCTTTAAGAACGAAATAGACTCAATGGCCAGAAACTTGCGAGGTTATTAAGATGGCAACTCTTGCAGATAGGGTGTTTGATAGCGGGCTGACCGTTTTAGACACTGAAGCAAACAGGATTGATATTACTTCTCAAGAGGTAACGACCTACACGGAAGCTGTTACGACCTACACATTGGGCAATTCGACTTCTCTTTCAATTGGCGCTCCCGCTGATAAGAGCGGAGGCGGTCGGCAAGTTACTGTTGCTGCAATTTCTGACGGCTCTATTACTTCGACTGGAACGGCAACTCACTATTCGATAGTGGACACTTTAAACACAAGGCTTCTGGCTACGGGTTCCCTGTCTTCTTCCAAAGCGGTTACTAGCGGAGATTCTTGGGCTAGTGCCTCTTTTACAATCGGGATTCCTGATCCAGCATAGGGTGATTCATGGCTATCTTGGCGAACAGAGTTAAGGTTGCGACTGCAACCACTGGAACTGGAACCATTACCCTTGGCGCTGCTGAGTCTGGCTATCAGTCGTTTGCTGATGGCGGCATTACTGACGGCCAGACTGTTAGTTACGCCATTGAAGACGGTACAAATTGGGAGGTAGGCACTGGCACTTATACCGCCTCTGGCACGACACTCTCACGGACGGTGAGCGAAAGCAGCAATGCTGATGCCGCAATTAATTTAAGCGGTTCTGCTGTTGTATTTATTACCGCTCTGTCGAATGATTTGCAGAACGCCGTGAACATGGATCAGGGCGTGGCAACGACCGACAGCCCCCAGTTCAGCTCTATAGAGCTTGGTCACGCCAGCGATACAACTCTCGCCCGTGTGTCTGCTGGTGTTGCTTCTATTGAAGGTGTCGAGGTTACGACCAACACTGCTACGCAGACACTAACCAACAAGACGCTCACATCGCCGACCATTAACGTAACCAGCGATGCAACCGGCGACATTTATTATCGCACAGCAGGTGGGGCGTTTGCCCGCTTGGCTATCGGATCAACCGACGAGGTTCTGACGGTCGCTTCGGGGCTGCCTTCATGGGCTGAGGCAAGTGGTGGTGGCGGTGGGCCTGTGTCAATCCAGAGCTTTACCTCATCGGGGACATGGACCCGCCCTGCTGGCGTTACTCGCGTTCTCATGTATGTGCAGGGCGGAGGTGCCGGTGCGGGGGATAGCGATTCAGCAGAAGTTGCTGGCGGCGGGGGTTGTGCGGTCAAAGCCCTAGATGTTTCTGGGATTGCGTCGGCAACAATTACAGTAGGCGCGGGCGGCGCGGGCAACTCAGGCTCGGGCAACAACGGCGGCAATTCAAGTTGGTCTGATGGGACTAACACGATAACCGGGGGCGGCGGCCAAGTCGGAAGCGGCACTACAAACGGCGGTGGTGGCTCCGGTGCTGATTATGTAATCCCCGGTCATGCAGGCTATAGTGATAACCAATCTAATGTTTTAGGAGGCACCGGGGGTAACTCTGTTTTCGGCTACGGCGGTGGAGGTGATAGTGGTGATGCGCAAGACGCCCAAGGCTATGGTGGGGGTGGGGGCGCTCCTGGGGACACTGCTAGTCGCGGCGGAGACGGCACAGCAGGTATCGTTATTATATGGGAATATCAGTAATGAAACTTGCAGAAATTAAAGACGGGAAAGTCGTTAACGTCATTGTTGTTGACGCAGCAGAGGGACCGTGGGAAGGATGGCCAGAAATTCCAGAGGGCGCTGGGATTAACTGGGACTATGACGGCTCTACATTTACTGCGCCGCCTCGCAAATTGGTGCCACTTGAACAGCTTTCTAAAGGGATTCGAGAACGCCGAAATGTATTGCTTCAAGAAAGCGATTGGGTGGTCACTAAGGCGGTAGAACAAAATGCTGTTGACGGCCTTGGAATTCAAGTTCCAATGGTTTGGGTAAACTATCGCCAAGACCTTCGAGACTTGCCCGCTCAGAGTGATTTTCCCAATAACGTTCTCTGGCCGCAAAAGCCTTAAACTATGCTTGGTTTTCATCCCCTTGCTGGAGCGCCGGTCGCTGATTCCGGTCTTGCTTTTGATGGTTTCTTCTTTGATTCCATTGTTCTTGGCGCTCCCGCTGTAGGTGATTTAAACGTTACAACTACATTTAATGTTGCTTGCTCTGGTTTTTCTACTGCCGCTCCAAACATTGACAGCACTGATTTAACGTTAACTTTAAATATTGAATGCGTTGAATTAACCGCTGGCAGTCCAACTCTTGGCGCGTTTTCTGTGTTAAGCAATGGAACAATAGTAGACTTTAATGCGCCCGATTTTACTGAAGCAAACGTTGAATCTGGCTTGTCCAAAATAGCCTTGGAAAACTTGGGCATTTCCAGTATTTCAATTGAAGAAGCACTCTCTGAGGTTGCGCAATGACAGTTTACATTAAACAGAATGACACTTCTCCAGCCTTAACGGGTCAACTGTTTAACCCCGATGGAAGCAACCCGGACTTAGATGGCGCAACGGTTAAGTTTATTATGCGCTCTACTGCTGGTGGTGCTGCAAAAGTTGATTCCTCCGCGACCATTGTTACCGCTTCTACTGGTAACGTTAAGTATATTTGGTCTGCTGCGAACACTGATACAGTTGGCAGCTATGAAGGAGAGTTTGAAGTTACCTTTTCTGGGGGAGCCGTTCAGACTTACCCAAACAAGGGCTACATAAAAATAGAAGTAGTGGATGATTTGGCCTAATGGATTTGATTGTTCAATTTTGGCCAATTGCTGTTGGCTTTATAGCGCTAGGCGTTTGGTTGATTCGTCTTGAGGCGCTGGGTTTAGACAACGCTAAAGAAATCAGGCGGTTGTGGCACCAAAGGAAAGAAGACCTCGACATGTCGAGGCAGTCTAGGGAAGATACAAATAAAATGCTTGCGGAAATACGCGATGACATTAAGGCTCTAATATCAAAAGTGGGTGGCCGTCGTGAGGGCGATTAGAGAAATCATCATACACTGCTCTGCTACTCGCCCTGAGTGGATGAACTCTAAACCCAAGAGCGACTATAAAAGCAAATCTTTCGAGGCAAGGCGTAAGGTTGTTGAGATAAGAAAGTGGCACATAGCTCGCGGGTTTCGAGATATTGGCTATCATATTATCATAGATAGAAGTGGAGCCGTTGTTGACGGAAGGCCAATGGATCAAGTTGGCGCTCATGTTAAGGGTCATAACACTGGAACAATTGGCGTTTGTTTGATTGGTGGACACGGTTCTGACGCAGACGACAAGTTCGAAGAACACTTTACGCCAGCGCAAGAGAAAGCGCTGATGGCTACAATTGGAAATCTGAAAGCAATGTATGGCAATCTAAAAGTTAGCGGTCATAATGAATACTCTAACAAGGCTTGCCCCGGATTTAGAGTTAAAGAGTGGTTGTCAGAAGAGGCGTCTGATGACATCTTGAATTTGGAAGGCGAACCTCCCATGCCTTCCAAGCGGCCAGCGCTCTCCAGCCTGATTTCTTGGTTTGCCCGGTGGGCGTTGGCCGCACTTATCAAAAGGTGAAACATGAAACTTTTCTGGAAATCAAAAACGCTCTGGTTTAATGCTTTGACCATAGCTGCTGTTGGCGGAGATGCGTTGCTTGATACCCGTCTGCTTGATCCCAATCATGCAGCGATTGGCGTAGTTGGATTGGCAATGGTCAACGCGATGTTGCGCTTGGTTACTAACTCTTCGGTTGGCTTCAAGGGATAAACTTCCACAGGTTTTTCCCCGGTCTTAGGCCACTTGCTGACGTTTTTACTCTGGCTATGTGGCCTTGCTTGGCCATTCTTTGCAGCAGCAAATAAGCTGTTCTTGTTTTTGTGTTCAGCTTGTCTGCTATTTCATGAGTAAGAAAACCAACATTGGGATTCTTTTTTAAGAAGTCGATGACTAACGGGCGAAGCACCTCATCTTTTCCCGGCACCTCTAGGGTAACCCAAGTGGCCCTTGCCCTTGCGTTCTCTAGTATGCTGGCTTTTTCCATCTTCATTTTAAGAAGGTCTTGTTGAATCTGAAGAGCTTCTTCACGCGTCATGTCTAAGCCTCGAAGTTAAAAGCACACGCTGCATGTGCAATGATTGTGCTTGCCGCTTTTGCAGTTTGGGCTGGCGTCGTGTGGCGGCGCGAAGTAAGAGCCGCTTTCAAGCCTTGCCGCAGACCGCACATTATCGCACGACTTGCACTCGCCCGGTGGCGCGAGGTGCCTGCGGCGGGGTGATTTTTCTTTTGGCCAGTCATCAACTGGGCCTTCATGCCAGTCAGTCATCAGCGCTCTCCTATTATTCAAGCGGCGGGACTTCGGCCCACGCGACAACCTCGCGACCATTGCCCCAATTCTTACTGCGTTGCACATA